GCGCTGCAAATGGCCTGTATGTATATCGCGGAGAGGGACATTAACAAACAGCGGTGGGCCAAATTTTCGGCCCAGATTAAAACTGGCCCGTACAGGCCGATGGACAGTATCACAGGTTATTAGGAGGGAATATGAACGTAGCTGTTGATGTGGTTAAGATGAGTCATATCAGGGATAAGAAGTTTAAAATAAAATTATCACAAAACAGGCTGAACATAACAAGCATAAATATCGGAGAAAAAAAATTCAGGGTAACGCGTTCTCTGGGGCGTGGCCGATATATAGTCGTTGAGGAAAGCAAAGGAGAAGAGGATGGACGAGATAAGGGACGAGTTCGCAAAAAGAGACAGCGATGTTATGAGCGCGTTTGGGTTCAGATTAAAGAATCAATTTTCGGTAAACGAAGCCCACAGGCGGCCCAAAGAGCTTGAGTGGCTGGAGTCACTCCGCCAATACAAAGGGCTGTATGACCCTGACGTAAAGATACAGGAAGGCAACTCGCGGGGATATACAAAAATCACGCGTTGAAAGGTGAATATTGTTTTATCCCGCCTGCACGAAATGTTGTTCCCAGACACCGATAAAAACTGGGAAATAACCCCGACCCCTGAGCCCACAATCTCCCGTGAAAAAGTTATCAAGATAGCCCAGTCTTTAAGCAAGCAGGATGAAGAAACTGGTGAATTGGTTCCGCCAACTGAGGAGGAGCTCTACATCGGCATACAGAATTTTGCCAAAGAGACCGCGAAGCTAATGGAAAATGTGATGGACGACCAGTTTCTCGAAATGGATTACGCCGAGGAGACGAAGAAAGTCCTGCGTTCTGGCTTGATGTACGGCACTGGCATTATGAAGGGTGTTTTAATAAACGCCCATAAGAAGCACCATTGGGTGCCAGTTGACGGCGGTGATTATGCGGAGGAGGTTGCCACCGCGGACGCTCCGTTCTATGAGTTTGTCAGGTTATGGGATTGGTACCCAGACATGACCGTCACCGAGGCGGCGAAGGCCGAGGGCTTTTACGAGCGGCATGTTATGACAAAGCATGACCTTCGCGAGCTTGCAAAAAGAGAAGACTTTTTTGGCGATATTATTCTTGATTGCCTTAAAGAAAATCCCAGCGGCAATTATGTGGCAAAGCCGTGGGAAGTAGATTTGCAGGTCATAGAAGTTGAGAGCGGCTCTGGCAAGAACACACAAGCCACGGTATCTGGCGTTGTCGCGGCAGACGAAAAATCAAGGTCCACGAATCGTCAGCTTGGTAAAAAATATGAAGTGCTCGAATACTGGGGCTATGTAGATGGGTCTGACCTGGAAGGGTGCGGAATAGAAATTCCAGACGTGGCTCTTGAATATTCGGCCAATGTTTGGATTCTTGGAAACAAGATAATCAAGGCAAAGCTGTATGACGGCGCTCTTGATATGTACAAAATATTTTATTATGAAAAAGATGAAACCTCTATCTTCGGGGAAGGGCTGGCGCGGGTAATGCGCCATTCCCAGTTAGCGGTGTCCGCCGCCTCCAGAATGGCCTTAGATAACGGAGCCGTAACGGCTGGGCCGCAGGTTGAAGTCAACCTATCTCTTGTTTCGCCAGATACCGACGTCAACGTATTTTATCCAAGGAAAATTTGGTATCGGGAAGGCAAAGGTGTTGAGGCGCAGTATCCAGCCATCCGCGGGCTTGAGTTTACATCCCATATCCCAGAGCTGATTAGCATAATCGAGCTTTTCAAATCGTTCGGTGACGAGGAGACTACTCTTCCGACGTGGCTTATCGGACAGACATCGAATAATGAAACGGCGCAGGCTACCTCTGGCCGTATGAGCATGGTGACTATTTCCATCAAGGACGTGGTTAAAAACTTCGACTCTTTTACGGAAAAGGTAATCAACGATTTATACGCGTGGAACATGGATTTTAACCCGCGAATGGACATAAAGGGTGATTTTAAGTGTAACCCCAGGGGAGTTGCGTCATTAGTCATGAAGGAAATCCGCATGCAGGCGCTTAATCAGCTGTCCACCACGCTTACAGAAGAGGATTGGATATATATTGACCGCAGAGAATTCCTTGCCGAGAAATTCAAGGCGCACGATGTTCGCATTAATCTGCGCACCGAAGAAGAGGCCGACGTGATTCGTCAGCGGCAGTCCGAATCTCTTGAAATGCAGCTGGCCATCGAAAAGGAAAAAGCGGAAATAGCTTACAAGAAAGCGCAGACGGCAGCTCAGCTTACCAAGGCCAAGGCCAAAAACGTTGAGGCTGAAAAGGAGGCACAAACACCGATAGAGGGTGCGCAGCCCGCCGAGGATATGGCATTAAAACGCGCTGAGGGCGAATCTAAAATAAGGCGTGAAGATGAAAAACATGTTTTATCTCTCGAACAGCAGAAGGCGAAGGGTGAGCTTGATATTATTAAAGGGTTGCAGGATATGGACCTTAAGGAACGACAAACAGCGGCATCCATAGCCGCAAAACGCAGACCAAAGAAAGCGGTGCCTAAATGACACAAAAAGAAAAAGGCGTGGCGGTAGCTGATTTCAAAGGTATAAAATTTGAGGCCGCTGGGATAAAGGTTTTGGCTCTTCTTAACGTGTTATTAGAAGATACACGTGTCGAGAATGACACAGCTTCTCACGAACAGGTACTAAGAAACCAGGGTAAGATAGACCTAATAATCCAATTAATTCGGTATCTTGTACATGAACGACCAGAACCAGGACAGTAAAAATAAAAATTGTGTTGACAAAGCCACACCTTTTGTGTTATCCAGTAACACAGAATTTGGCAATGATAACAAACAGATTACGAAGGACGAGGTAATTGAGTGCTTAAAGACATTAACAGCGGCGAAGAGGAAACTTCAAAAGCTATGTGACAAAATGGCTTAAGGCTCAATTAACACAAGAGAACAGAAGCCCACCTAGGGGGGAGACCCCAGGGTGGGCTTTTGTATTTTAAGGAGGGAATTTATGAAAGGCGAGAAATCCAACACAGGAACAGTAGTCCCTGAGGTAACGGAACAGCAGACAGATGTTTTTGATAACGCGTTTGACGTGGCGGCAGATGAGAAACCAGCCGAGAGCAAAGATGTGGTTACTGACGAGCCGAAGACGGTTGTTGATGATAAACCAGTTGAGGCGAAAAAAGCAGAACCCGTAATTAAAAAAGACGAGACGAAGGAAACCGAACACTCTGAAGCCGAACAGCCAGACGAAGAGAAAACATACGAACAACGCTGGAAGAGCCTACAAGGTATTTATAAATCGTCAAAAGCCGCGTGGGATAAAGAAAAGGCCGAGCTTGTGGCTCAGGCCAAAAGAGAACCAGCTCCCGCGCCGATAAATAAGGAGAGGGAAGAAAAACCTGTAACGCTTTCTAATTTCCTTGAGAGCCTTACTCCTGAGCAGAAGGCCGAGCTTGAAGATTACGAAAAGGATTTTGACATAATCTCCAAGATGGAAGGATTAAAACGGGATAGGGCATTGGCGGCGTTCAACGCGGAATTAAAGGCATTTAAAGAAGAAGTTTTGTCCCAGCTTGCCCCCGCAGCCAATCTCATGAAAGAGTACCAGGTCGAAAGGGAAGTTCGAACAAGCGACGCGCATTTTGGTTCCATAGCCCAGGCGCACCCTGATTACGAGGAACATCGTGACAACGGGTCGATTCTGGCATGGATAGATTCGAAGCCTAAATATCTCCAAAAGGGATTGAAGGACATTTACCAAAATGGTGAGGCCGAGGAAGTAGTTGAACTTCTTAGCGATTTTAAGAAGGAAAATAACCTTCTACCTGCCAATGAAAATGCGCAGGTTGTTGATTTGAATGGTAAACGCGAGCAAAAGCGGCAGGCGTTAAAAGGTGTTCCAAGCAGAAGAAGCGCCGTAAACCCCGCTATGAGTGTAAGTGAAGACTTCGAAAGCGCGTTTGAGGAAGCTACTAATAAATAGGAGGATTTAAACAATGGCAATGACAACTTACGGGGATATAACCCCTAGAACAGCAGCGTATGTGGCGGTTGAGCTCTTAAAAAGAGCGATGCCCTATCTCTGCCTCGAAAAATTTGGACAGGCGAAATCCCTGCCCGGCAACAAAACCCAGTCAATGAAATTCAGACGGTATAACTCTCTCGGACTGCGCACGACTGCGCTGACTGAAGGTGTAACCCCGTCTTCGGAAAAATTGACAGCAACAGATATTACGGCAACGTTATATCAATACGGTAAACTATTATCTGCCGTATAAAAATTGGCTCTAATAAAAACGGGGAACCCTAAACATGGAGCAGAACATAATCAAAATAGAAGATTTTAAGAACAATGAAAGATTTGTCTATTCCGTGCAAGGCAATCCGAGGCAAGCGGCTCTTTGTTATATTGCTGGAATAATCGATGGAGAAGGAACAATTAGAATCCATAAAGCAAAGCCATACCTAAAGAATAAGAATAAGAATTATACATATTTTGCTGGGATAGGTGTTGGTATGGTTGAGCGGATTATTCCCGAATTACTAAAAGAATCCTTTGGTGGTTCGTTGCAAGAAGAGTGCGTTCCTGAAAGACGTTCTATCTGGAGATGGCAAGTTTCTGGTAGAATGTCTGTTTATAAAATCCTTGAAGAGATTGTTCCATATTTGATTGTTAAACGGGAACAGGCGATTTCTGTTATGGAGTTTTGTAAAGATTGGCATACTCCATTTAGCAGACAGCAAGGATTAAGTGAGCAGGAACTACAACGGAGGGAGGATGCGTATCAAAAATTACGCAAGCTCAACGCCGTTGGAGCAGCCGCAACGACTAAACGAGTCAACATCCGAGAGGATGAAGCGATAGTCTGAACTTGCAGGAAACTGCAAGAGGGGAATCCGAAGTGTTTCCCCCGCCTCGAAAGGGGTCAGTAACCTAAAAAAGGTGAAGTAACAGAAATTGGGATTAGTGGAAATCACCGATATTATTGTTGATACCCACGAAGACCCGGTTCTTCAGGAAGCGACAGCCGTTTCGTCTGAACAGGCGGCAAAAACGGTTGAAACTCTCCGCTATAACGTATTAAAGGCATGTACCAATGTATTTTATGCAAACAGCGTCGCTAGTCGTGACCTTGTTGGTACTGCTATCAGCCGCGCTGACTAGCGCAAAATCGTTCGTGCATTGGAACGCCAGGAAGCTCAGCATATTACGTCTATCGTAAAATCTACTCCGTCGTTCAACACCGAATCGATTCTACCCGCTTACGTCGGCGTAACCCACGTTGATTTGACTTCGGATATTCGCAGCATGGACGGTTTTACGTCCGTTGCGGATTATGGCAAGCAACAGGCGTGGGAGACTGAAATAGGCGCGTGCGAAGATGTGCGCTATATGAAATCCACTATATTTACTCCTTATGAGGATGGAGGCGCCGCGACATCAACCATGTTGACCACGAGCGGCTCCAAAGCCGACGTTTACCCCGTGATGTACTTCGGGAAAGACGCCTACGGCCTTATAGCTCTTAAGGGCAAATACGCGATTACGCCTATTGTCATCAACCCGGTTCCGTCCAAGTCTGACCCGTT